GAAGTCGGCGCACCGCACCGGCGCGAACGGCTGTTCATCCTTGCGATGCGCGAAGGTGACGAACTGGCCGACGCCGCAGACCGACAGCTTTCGCAGTCGGGGCGGCACCCGGAAACACGAACTGGGTCTGGACCGCATGGCGCGGGACTGGCCGACGCCCAAGGCGATCACGGGCGGACCGAACTCGAAACGCGCGGAACGCGGTGCCGGCGGTCCGGACCTGCAGGAGGTTGCGGCCCAGTGGCCGACACCAATGGCCAGCGACGGGAACAAGCCGAGTGCGGGCAACCGCAAGACGGCGGACCTGACCCATGCAGCCGGAATGTGGATGACCCCGACTGCCCGGGACTACAAGGATGGTTCGACCAGTCTTGCCAATGTGCCGGTGAACGGCCTGCTTGGCCGCCAGGTCCTGACGACGCCGATGCCTGGCGACAGTTCCTCGGATGCGCGCCGGACCTTGAACCCGCTGTTCGTCGAGGCGCTGATGGGCTGGCCCACCGGGTGGACCGGCTTCGACTTTGCGGAAACGGAGTGGTCCCCCTGGTTGCGGCGCATGCGCTGCGAACTCTCGCGTCTCAGCTCGTCGGGCGTGGGTCGAAACGATGCTGATGACGGCACATAGCTGCTCCAGTCGTTGCAGTATCTGCAACATCTCGACAGGTCAGATCAGCAGCGATGATTGCGCCAGTACCGATCCCACCGCACAGCCCAGCCGCCCCTGACCATTGCGCAGGACAGATCGCCGGACCGGGGTGAAACGCACCAGGCCGCCGTCCGCGCGCCGCCGGCACTGCCTTCAGAACGACAGGTCATCGCCGGACCGCTGACCAGGACGTGCCCTTCTCTGGAGACACCAATCGGGCGTCCGACCAGGCTGACCAGTGCATCGCGCGCCTCTTCAGCCGATGCCCGCGGACACGGGTGGTTGGCCCGGCAAGTGCCGTCCATCTCGCGCGCAGCGATGCCGGACAGGCGGATGCGAGACCCTTCGGAACACCAGATCGGCCCATCGCCGTCCCACACCCGCGTCGGCGTGCATGTGAAGGTCTGGCCCGAAGGCGCGGTAACGGCAGCAGCAAAGAGCAGAATTCCAAAAATCGTCGTGGCCCTTGGTGTCGGAGGTGGGAGGGAATTGATCACGACGCATAGTTGAAGGACATGCGCCATGAAACCCGGCACCAAGCCGAAACCCACCCATCTCAAGCTGATCGAGGGCAATCGCGGCAAGCGCCCGATCAATCGCAAGGAGGCGAAGGCCATCCCGGCGCTGCCGGCACCGCCGCCCCATCTGACCGCTGACGCGCTCGAGGAATGGAACCGGGTCGCCGTCTGGCTGCACCGGATCGGCCTCCTGTCCGAAGTCGATCGTGCCACGCTCGCCGCTTACGCCCAGGCATACGGTCGCTGGGTCCAGGCCGAACGTGCGATCGCCAAGATGGCCGAGAAGGACCAACTGACCGGCGGCCTGATGATCAAGACGTCCAACGGCAACGCGATCCAGAACCCGCTGGTGGGCACCGCCAACAAAGCGGCAGCGGACATGATGCGTTACGCCGCAGAATTCGGGATGACGCCCAGTGCCAGGAGCAGGATCGCGGCCCAGCCGCCAGAAGAAGGCACGGACCCCGCCGACCGCTTCTTCGCCTGACCGGACACTGGCCTATGCCAAGGCGGTGGTCTCGGGCGAGATCGTCGCCGGACCGCATGTGCGCAATGCCTGTCACAGGCACATCGCGGATCTGAAGCGCAAGGATGGGATCTGGTTCGACCATGAGGCGGCGGGCCATGCCTTCGCTTTCTTCGAGGAGGTGCTGAAGCTTTCCGAGGGCCAGTTCGAGGGCCAGCCTTTCCGGCTGGAGCCGAGCCAGGCGTTCATCGTCGGCTCGCTGTTCGGCTGGAAGCGCCAGGATGGCCGTCGCCGGTTCCGCCGGGCCTACATCGAACAGGGCAAGGGGAACGGCAAATCACCGGTTGCAGGGGGCATCGGCATCTACGGGATGACGGCCTGCAAGGAAGCGGGCGCCCAGATCTATGCGGCGGCCGCTAAGAAGGAGCAGGCCAACATCCTGTTCCGCGACGCGGTGCGGATGGTCCGGCAATCGCCCGCGCTGGCTCGGCGGCTGGATTTCTCCGGCGGACCGGGACGCGAATTCAACATCGCGCACTTGTCCTCGGGCAGCTTCTTTCGCCCGGTCTCGCGCGATACGGGCAAGACCGGCTCTGGCCCGCGGCCCTACTTCGTGCTGGCGGACGAGGTCCACGAGCTTCCAGATCGTTCGATCATCGAGATGCTGGAGCGCGGCTTCAAGTTTCGCCGCGATCCGCTGCTGTTCATGATCACGAACTCAGGTTCGGACCGCAATTCGGTCGCATGGGAGGAACACGAACACGCGATCCGGGTGGCGGCTGGTAATCCCGATGCAGTGATCGACCCGACCTTTCTCGGGCAGGTCATCGACGACACGACCTTCAGCTATGTCTGCGCGCTCGATGAGGGCGACGACCCGCTGACGGACCCCAACTGCTGGATCAAGGCGAACCCGCTGCTGGGCGTCACGATCACGGAGCAATACCTCTCGGAGGTCGTGGCGCAGGCCAAAGCCATCCCGGGCCAATTGAACGGCATCCTGCGACTGCACTTTTGCGTATGGACCGATGCCGAGACCGCCTGGATGGCGCGCTCGACGCTCGAGCCACTCTTGGCGGAGTTCGAACCCAAATCTGGTGCTAGCACCTGGCTCGGGCTCGACCTCAGCCAGAACCGGGATTTGACCGCGCTGGCTGCGGTCCAGCGCAATGGCGAGAAGGACGGCAAGCCCTGCTTTGATGCATGGGTCGAAGTCTGGACGCCGGGAGATACACTGGCCGCACGGGTGCTGCGTGACAAGCAGCCCTACGACCTCTGGGTCGTCGACGGATTTCTGAATGCGCCGGCCGGCGAGAACATCAGCTTCCGCCATGTGGCGCAGGCTTTGGCCGAAATGGTGTCCGACTACCGCGTCGAGGCCGTCGCCTACGACCGCTACGCCTTCCGCCGGTTCGAGGAGGAAGTCGCTGAACTCGGGCTCGACCTTACCTTTGTCGAACACCCACAGGGTGGCACCAAACGAGCCAAGCCTGCGGGCGAGATGACCGAAGGCCTCTGGATGCCGGGCTCGCTTCGGCACCTTGAAGAACTGATCCTAGAGGGCCGCATCCGGCTCAAACGCAATCCAGTCCTCATCTCGGCAATGATGTCGGCGGTCACCGAGACCGACCGCTGGGACAACAAGTGGCTCTCCAAGCAGCGAGCCATCAACAAGATCGACGCAGCCGTGGCGCTGTGCATGGCAGTGGGGGCGGCAATGGCGGGCGACACCACGGGCTCGATCGATGACTGGCTGAAGAGCCTCGCATGAACCTCTTTCAAAAGGCGCTGGGCTACATCGCGCGCTCCATCGGCCTCACCGATCCGCGACTGGTCCAGGCCGTCGGCGGCCGCACGACCACGACCGGTGAACTGGTCTCGACCAGCTCAGTGCTGGGGCTCGCTTCCGCCTGGGCCTGCGTCAACTTGCTTGCCGGCACGATCGCCTCGCTGCCGCTGATGGTCTACCGGACCAAAGGCGGCGCCCGAACGGTCGCTAGCGATCACCCGCTTTACCGGATCTTGCACGATAGCCCGAATGCGGACCAGACCGCGGTCGACTTCTGGGAGTTCATCTGCGCGTGCCTGGAATTGAACGGCAACGCCTATGCCGAGATCATCCGGGGCAGCAATGGCCGGGTCGTGGCGCTCAGCGTTCCGATCTCGCCCGAGCTCATGATCGTGCGCCGTCTGCGCGATGGCAGCCTTGAATACGAGTGGTCAGACAATGGCGTCCGGTCGATCGTCCAACAGGACAACATGCTCCACATCCGGGGCTTTGGCGGCAACCCGCTGGGCGGTCTTTCCACCCTTAGCTTCGGCCGCCAGACCTTCGGACTGGCGCAAGCTATCGAACGGGCCTCCGGCGACACCTTCCGAAACGGGGTGCGGCCCTCGGGCCTGCTCAAGACCGCCGATAGCCTGACCCTCGACCAGCGCAAACAGGCCGAGGAATTGCTGCAGGAGAAGTTTGCCGGTGCGATCAATGCCGGACGGCCCATGCTGCTCGACCGCGGCATGGACTGGGTCCAACTCTCGATCAGTCCGGAAGACGCGCAGATGCTGCAGAGCCGGGCTTTCTCTGTCGAGGAAGTCTGCCGCTTCTTCGGCGTGCCGCCGTTCATGGTCGGCCATACCGAGAAGACCACCAGCTGGGGCACTGGCCTCGAACAACAGACCCTTGGATTTCAGAAGTTCACGTTGCGTCGGCGCCTGAAGCGCATCGAACAGGCACTGGCCAAACAACTGCTCTCGCCCGCCGACAGGCAGGCAGGGCTTGTCATTGAATTCAACCTCGAAGGATTGCTGCGCGGCGACAGCGGTGCGCGAGCCTCCTTTTATCAGCAGATGCTGAGCAATGGCGTGATGACCATCAACGAGGTCCGCACCCTCGAAAACCTGCCGCCCGTCGAAGGCGGCGATGTCCCGCGCATGCAGATGCAAAACGTGCCCATCGCGCAGGCCGGTGCCCCTGCTGAAATCCTGCCGCCAACCGGAGCGAATGCCCCATCGGAGCCCCTTAAATGAAACATCTCACCCTGACCCTCAAATCCAGTGACCTTCAGGACACCGGGCAGTTCGAGGGCTACGCCTCGACCTTCGGCAATGTCGACCAGGGCGGCGATCTCATCGAACCGGGCGCTTTCCGGGAGAGTGTCGCCAAGGCCCGTGCCGAAGGCTGGGGCATCCCGATGCTCTGGCAGCACGACCAACGCGAGCCGATCGGTGTCTGGCGCGACATCTTCGAGGATGATCGCGGCCTATTCGTCCGCGGCCAGCTGATCCTCGACGGCGATCCGGTCGCCCAGCGTGCCTATGGCAAGCTGAAGCACGGCGCGCTTGGCGGCCTTTCGATCGGCTACACCATCCCCAAGGGCGGTGCCGCTCCCGACCCCTACAAGGCTGGCGTCCTGCGCCTCAAGAAGATCGATCTTCGCGAGATCAGCCTCGTCACCATGCCCATGAATACCGAAGCGAAGGTGACGGCGGTCAAGACCGTCACCGACGGGCAGACCATGCCGTCGCTATCCGATTTTGAGAATTTCCTGCGCGAGGCAGGGTTCTCGAAAAGCCAGGCCACCGCAATCGCGGGCAAAGGCCTCAAATCGCTGCTCCGGAGTGAGTCCGGCAGTGAGTCCAACACCGACTTTCTGTCGGCTCTTGCCGCGCAAATCCGCGGCTGAACCCACCTCCTACGGAGCAATCCCATGACCGAGACCAAGAGCGCCGATCAGTTGGCGCAAGAAGTGAAGGCTGCGTTCGATACACGCCATGACCAGGTAAAAGCCATCGCCGAAGAGGCGCTGGGCAAGGCTGCCAAGGGTGAAGAGCTCTCGGCCGCGACCAAGCAGCTGGCCGACGAGGCGCTGACCGCGCTCAATGAAGCCAAGGCCCGCCTTGACGAGGTCGAGCAGAAGCTCGCCCGCAAGAAGCAGGACGACGAACGCTCCGATTATCGGACGATCGGTGAACGCGTCGTTTCGTCCGACACCATCAAGCCGTTCCTGAACAGCAAGACCGCGCGCGGCCGCGCCAGTGTGGAGGTCAAGGCGATCGTCTCTGCCCTTACGACCGATGCCAACGGCTCGGCCGGTGACCTTATCGTGCCGGATCGTCAGCCGGGGATCATCACCCCCGGGCAGCGCCGCCTGACGGTCCGCGACCTGCTGACCCCGGGCCGTACCAACAGCAATGCCGTCCAGTACGTGAAGGAAACCGGCTTCACCAATGCAGCCGCCACCGTGTCGGAAACAGCCGGCGCCACCAAGCCGCAGACCGACATCAAGTTCGATGTCGTCACCAGCAGTGTCACCACGATCGCCCACTGGGTCCTGGCCACTCGCCAGATCCTCGACGATGTGCCGATGCTGCAGTCCTACATCGACGGCCGCCTGACCTATGGCCTGGCGCTCGTTGAAGAGAACCAGCTGCTGAACGGCGGGGGTACAGGCACCGATTTGCACGGCGTCTACACCCAGGCGACCGCCTTTGCGCCGCCGATCACCATCCCGGCGCCTGTCACCCGCATCGATGTCCTGCGCCTCGCCATGCTGCAGACGGCTCTTTCCGAGCTGATGTCGACGGGCGTCGTGCTGCATCCGTCCGACTGGGCGGCGATCGAACTGCTCAAGGACACCACCGGCCAATTCATCATCGGCAATCCGCAGGGCAACCTGTCGCCGACGCTGTGGGGGCAGCCAGTGGTGGCAACGCAGTCGATGGCGACGGGCAAGTTCCTGACCGGCGCCTTCCAGCTCGGTGCGCAGATCTTCGACCGCATGGACGCCATGGTCGAAATCTCGACCGAGGACGACCAGAACTTCCGCAAGAACCTGGTGACGGTGCTGGCCGAAGAGCGCCTCGCGCTCGCAGTCTACCGCCCCGAGGCCTTCGTCAAGGGCGACTTCGCGGCGGCTGCCACCGCGGCAACGGCTGCGTGATGATGCAGGGGTCGGCTCGTTCCGGCCCCTGTCATCCACCGGAAGGAATGACCCATGATCCTCAAAGCCCTCGATACCTTGCACATCAGCTCGGTCAGTTCCAACAACATCCAGGCCGGCCAGACCTTCGAGTTGGATGATCACTTTGGCCGGCAACTGATCGAACGCGGTCTGGCGGTGGAAGTGGCGCCCGACGAACCGGCGCCTGTGGTCACCCGCAAGTCGGGCTCCACCCATCGCACCAAGGTGGCGTGATGTCCGGGATCGTCACGCTCGTGCCGCCACAGGACCGGGCCGTGACGCTGGCAGAAGCGCGCCAGCAGCTGCGTCTCGACGCCCATGACGAGGATATGCTGCTGGCTGCCCACCTCGATGCTGCCCAAGCCGAACTCGAACGGCTCGCCGATCTGCGGCTCTGCGAGCAGACCCTCGCCATGGTGCTGGAGGCGTGGGCCGATGAAATCACCGTGCCGGTCCGGCCGGTGACCATTGCCGCCATCACCTACACTGCCACCGGCGGTTTGACGGTCACTTTGCCCGAGGCCGCCTATGTTGCCCGGGCCCGCCATGGATTCGTGCACATTCGGCCAGCTGCCGGCACATCATGGCCCACGCTGGCACCCGACGGCCAGATCACCATTACCCTGTCGGCCGGATTTGCCGAAGGTCATCCCGATCTAGCGATCGCCCGGGCCGCAATCCTCGTGAAGACCGCCTCCCTGTTCGAGAACCGCGAGGGTGCAACCTGTCTCGCCTTCGATACCCTCGTCAACCAGCTGGCCGCGCGATGGGTCTAGCCTCCAGGCTCGACACCCGGATCCGGATCGAGCGCAAGATCGTCACCCCTGATCCCCTCTATGGGACGGAGACCGTCGCTTGGGTGGAATTCGCCTCGGTTTGGGCGGAAGTGCAAGACGTCCTGCCAAGCCGGGCCGAACGCCTGGCCGACAGCATTGTCGTGGCCAACCGGCCGGCGCGGATCCGGATGCGCTATCTCGCCGGGCTCACCCCGGACATGCGGGTGATCATCGGCAATCGGACTCTCCAGATCGTGTCGGGCCCGGCCGAAATCGGCCGCCGCGAAGTCACAGAACTCATTGTCGAGCAACATAGCAGCGAAGGAGCCGCGCCATGACGATCCGGCTCAAGGGCGGCCCTGAACTGCTGCGCCTGCTCGATGAACTGCCCAAGAACCTCGAGCGCAACGTCATCCGCGGCGGCCTGCGTGCCGGGGCCAAGGTCATCCAGCAGCAGGCCAAGGCCAATGTCCCGGTTCGCACCGGCCAGCTCAAGAAGGCGATCGGGATCGGCACCCGGACGTCCGGCAGCCGGCTCAGTTCCTACGTCAAGCTACGCGGATCCGGCTCCTATCTCGGCTTGTTCATCGAGTATGGCGTCGCGCCGCACCTGATCTCGGTCGCTGAAGCCGACAAGCCCGTGCGCAATACACGCCGTGGCCCCCGCAGGATCAGCATTGGCACGATCAACAAGATGGTGAAGCGCGGCAGCCTGAAGATTGGGGAGAATTTCGTCGGCCCCATGGTCATGCATCCCGGCCATGCGGCCAAGCCGTTCCTGCGTCCGGCGCTGGACCAGAAGGCCCAGGAAGCCGTCAACGCCATGGGTGCCTACATCGCGCACCGGGTCCAGATCGGGAACTTGAAGGCGCCGACCCTCGAGGTCGATGACGAATGAACGGGGTCATTGTGGTCCGTTCGCTCCTGGTGGCTGACACCGGAGTGACGGCACTCGTTCCTGCGGTGCGGATTGTCGCTGGGATGTTGGCGCAGGGCACGTCGCTTCCGGCGATCTCGCTCATGTCGGTCAGCAGCACCGACCGCAATATCGCCGCGCCCGGCCCGAAACGCAGGGTGACCGAGCGGGTGCAGGTGACGGTGCTCGCCGCCAGCTATCCGGCTGCCAAAGCCATTATCCGCGCGGTCCGGGCAGCAGCGGCCGACCGCATGCCCGCAATCGACGGGCTCACCGACGTCACCGTCCACACCGACTCCGCCGGTCCTGATTTCCTCGACGAGGAGACCGGCATCCACATGCAGACGCAGGATTTCCGCGTCTCATTCAACGAGGCACGCTGAGGCCTCACCTTCAATAAGGAAACACTGCCATGACCGTTCGGACTTCCGCCGGCACCACGTTGAAGGTGTCGGCTTCCACCCCTGCGACCTTCGATCCCACCGGCTACAATGCGCTGACCATGACGCTGGTTGGCGAGGTATCTGACCTCGGCGAGTTCGGCCGGGAGTACAACCTCGTCACCTTCAATCCGGTCGGCAGCCGCGGCGTCGTCAAGAAGAAGGGCAGCTTCAACCAGGGCACGATGACCATCCAGCTCGGTCTCGACACCGACGATGCTGGCCAGATCCTGCTGAAATCTGCTTCCACCTCGGACAGCGATCACAGCTTCCTCGTGACCACCCAGAACGGCGACAAGTACTATTTCCAGGCGCAGGTCATGAGCTTCAAGGTGAACGTCGGCTCGGTCGACCAGATCACCACCGCCACCGTTACGCTGGAACTGACCACGAACTCGGCCGGTGTCGGCGTGGTCGAGGTGCTGGCGCCGTAATCACAGCCGCAGTTCAGATGGTCACCAGGTAGCGCGAAGACAGATTGTCGAGGTGCATCGATAACCACTCGGGGGCTGTCTTGCCCAAGGCAGCCCAGAGTGCCGGGTAGCTCATCGAGTGGAATTCGGGCGTTGAACCTGCAACCCGCTCTGCAAATTCCTCTATCTCGCGCCGATGTTCGCCGAAGACGGGATGGGCTTCGGGATTCACCGGCTCCCAATACAGATAGAGGAGGCTTACCGGCCTGCCGCGGAATGTCCGGGCAAGTCCGAAGGCGTGCTTGATCAACTGTGCCGCGTCGAGCCAGGCATAGTGATCAGGCTGTTCCAGCAGACGGAGCATCTCGCGAAAATATCCCTGTTCGCAGCGCTCATCGCGGATCTGTTGCAGATATGCCGGCCGGAACTTTGCCCGATGCCTCGAGAGGTACTCTGTCATCTTGGATTCGATGCCGATTACGCCGGGGTGCCCGCAAAGCAGCACGTCCAGGTTGGGCGAGCGGCCCCCGCGCAATCCTGTCGGGCACTTTCGTTCAAATTGAAGGCTCTGGAACGGCCCCACTTCAAGCAGGTCGAGATCCGATCGACGGGTCCGGAATGGCGCAAAGGTGTTGACGGCCAGGGCTGAAGACGAGTGTGCCGCGCGAAACTTGGTCTCGAGTTCATTACCGTCGCCGGACTGAAGGTCGGCTACGAAATCATCGACCGAAACGCCAGGCAGAAGATTGTCGTGGAAAGAGGCGATGTAACCACCATCATCGATTTCGAGGTCAGGCCTGTATCGGCGAAATGCATCCCGCATGGCACGCAGTGTGGCTGTCCTCACTTTATTGGCTGATTGCGTTTCCCGTTCCATTCAATCTGCCTTCCCCATCAGGCTGAACTCACCGCACCAATCCGTCCCGCTGGTCATCGCCCATCCCTCGTAGGAAGGCGGAAACCGGCGGCAGAGTCCCAGGACATGACCATCTTGATCGGGAACAGCCTCCCAGAAATGGCAGTCGGCGCATCGCGGTGACTGCACCGTTGCCGCCAGCGCGCCAAGCAGTTCCGCGCGGGCCGCCGCCACTGCCTCCGGGTTCGGCCGGTCAACATGCGCATAGGCCACATCACGAAATCGCCAGGCCACCTGCGTGGCCCGGTGCACGGCCGGCCAGTCTGCCGGCGATCCAGCCTCTTTGGGCTTCTGCCCCTGTTCTTCGTCACCCATCATCAACCAAGGGATAGCTTTCATGTTCGACATTACCAAGCTTGCCGCGACCGAAACCTCGATCGTCGAACTGGTCGGCGGCGATGACGCCCCGCTGTACGACGACAAGGGCCAGCGCCTCTCGATCACCGTCTATGGCCCGGGCACCAAGGTCTATCAGCGCGCCCAGTCGCGCCAGCAGAACCTGCTGGTCGACAAGATCAAGAAGCGCGGGAAAATGGACCAGACGGCCGAGGAAAAGCTTGCCGAACAGGCCGAGTTCCTCGCTGCCTGCACGGTCAGCTTCAACCATTTCACCTATCCGCCGGCCGAAGGGCTGGAAGGGGCCGCCCTGTTCCGCAAGGCCTACGAGGATCCCTCGATCGGCTTCATCGCCGCCCAGGTCGCAGCACACATCAATGACTGGGCAAATTTTACGACGAGCTCGGCCGCGAGCTGAGTCTCTACGTCCGGCAGCTGGCCTGGCTAGGCACAGCGCCCAAGCCGCGCCAGTCTGCGGCCAAGACAACGCAAGAGCCTGACCCGCAGACCCGCCTCCAGCGCATGACGGCAGACGGCATCGTCCCCGACATGCCGCCGATCCGTGCCCCATGGATCATCGACACCCTGATGGACATCGGCGCGTCCGAACCGGGCGCCATGGGACCGGTGCCGTTGTCATGGGGCACTATCGCCCAATGGCAGTCGTGCATGGGCGTTGAACTGGCACCGTGGCTCTGCCGGCTGCTTCGCCGCCTGTCGGCCGAGTTCGTCGCCGAAAGCCAGAATGCACGCGCACCCGATTGCCCGTCGCCCTGGACCGACATCACCGACGGCACCAATCGCCCCACTGTATCCCACAAAGTCTCCCAGGCCTTCCGCGCGCTGATCAACTCGAAGGAGTGAACCGATGAAAGCCGGCACCCTTGAGATCGAGATGATCACCAATGTCGCCCGTCTCCAGAAGGAGATGGCCGACATGAAGCGCGCCGTCGGCGGCACGATGAACGATATCGCGGCGACCGCCGGGCGTGCCGACCGCGCCATCGAGGCCGTCGGTACGCGCGGCATCACCCGGATGGGTGGTTCGGCAAAGCTTGCCGGGCACCAGATGCAGAACCTCGTCTACCAGCTGAACGACGTGGTGGTGAGCCTGGCCTCGGGCCAGAAGCCGATGACTGTGTTCATGCAGCAGGGCTCGCAGATCGGCCAGATCGCGATGCAGGCGGGCGTGGGCATCGGCGGCATGGCCCGGGCGGTGTTGGGGCTTGCCGCCAGTGCAGCGGCTGCCGCACTCACCAATCCCTATCTGCTGGCTGCGGCCGCCGCGGCCGGGATCGCCTTCGGCGCATTCAAGATGTTCCAGTCGAGCGTGAAGCAGTCGGGCGAACTCGACCGCTATGCCCAGAGCCTTGGCCTCACCACCAAGGAGATGGAGAAGCTGGGGCCGGTCGGGATCACGGCCGGCGACGTCATGCGCGGACTGTGGCGCACGATCAGCGACGGGCTCAACCTCGGCCCGGTCTTTTCCAGCCTCAAGGAATGGGCCGTCTGGGCATTCCAGAAGGTGCTCGAGGTCGGCAAGATCAGCATCGCGGTGATCTATGCTGGTTGGGTCGGCGGGTTCAGCGCGATCCGCACCGTCTGGCAGGCTCTGCCCGGGGTGATCGGCGAAGCTGCCGTGGGCGCCGCCAATCTGGCCATCAGCGGGATCGAGTATCTCGCCAACAAGGCCATCGCCGCGCTCAACTGGCTGGCAAGCTGGGTCAACCCGGTGCTCGATCGGGTCGGCCTCGCCACCATCAGCCAGATCGAAACGGTCGCCTTGCCGCGGATGGAGAACAGCTTTGCCGGCTCGACCGCCCGCATGGGCGCGACGGTGCGCGACGAGTTCACCTCGGCCTTTGGCGATGCCATGGGCATGATGGATGCGTTCTCCGCCCAGTGGCGCGAGAACACCCTGCAGGCTGCCCGCGATCGGCTCGCCGCTGACGCTGCCGGGATCCGCGCTGATCGCTCGGACCGGGCCGGCCGCGCCGGAACTGGCCGCAACAGCCGCGAGGAAAGCGAAGCCGAGCGCGCCCTTCAGGCTGCGCAGGAATTCGCCGGTGCTCTCGCCATGGAAACCGCGAAGATCGGCAAGACCCCGATCGAGATCAAGCGGATGGAAGTCGCCATGGCGGCGCTCAAGGCTCCGACCGACTCCGCACGGATTGCCATTCTTGAAGCGGGCGAAGCTTGGGAACAGGCCACCCGCACGTTCGCGAGTTCCGAATTCCTGCGCCAGACCGTCGCACCGCTCGAACTGCAGGTCTCCCTGCTGGGCCAGTCGGCCCGGGCACAGGCGCTCGCCAACCTCGAGGCCGAGCGCGAGCAGATCGTGCTCGAGCGCGGGGTCGAGGCCTGGGAACGCTATCGGGCGGCGCGCAGCCAGCTGATCGAGCATGATTTCGGCCTGAAGGAACAGGATCAGTATCTCGATACGCTCCAGGAAATGGTCGAGCAGACCCAGACGGCGGCCCAAGGCATGGCCGAAGCCTTCGGCAGTGTCGGCGGTGCGATCGGGGCAGTCGCCGCCGAGTTTGCCCGCTATGCAGCCGACCAGGAGGCTGCCACCCGGCGCATCGCCGAGGCCGAGCGCGAATATGGTCGGTCTTCGTTCCAGTATGCCGCGGCGCGCACCGCGCAGGCGGCGGCCGAGATCAACCACTACGGCAATCTCGCCTCGGCGGCGAAGGGCTTCTTCAAGGCGGGCTCGAAGGGCTTCCAGGCGCTGGAGGCGGCCGAGAAGGCCTTCCGCGCCTATGAACTGGCCATCGCGATCAAGAACGCCGCGGTGAAGATCGGGCTGATCGGCGCGCAGACGACCGCCAAGGTTGCCTCCGACACTGCCATGGCTGCGTCCGATACGGCGCGCGCAGGTGTCGAACAGGGCAACTCGATCATCACCACGGGCATCAAGGCGGTCGAGGCGGTCGTGAACGCGATCCGCTCGCTGCCGTTCCCGCTCAACATTGCGGCCGGCGCGGTCACGGCCGGGGTAATCGCCTCGCTGGGTGTCGCGATCGGCGGGGCCTTTGGCGGCGGTGGCCTCAAACCCGAAGCTGCCAATGACGGCACCGGCACGGTGTTCGGCGATGCGGAAGCCAAGTCCGAGAGCATCGCCAAGGCCATCGACCATCTGCGCGAGGTCGACACGCTGACCATGCGCTATTCGGCGGCCATGTTGGCGTCGCTGCGCAGCATCGAGGCCAATATCGGTGGGCTCACCAACCTCATCATCCGCACCAATGGCGCCGAAGACCTCGCTGCCGGCGTGCAGACCGGGTTCAAGCCGACCGGGGTCACCGCCATTCTGGGCGGCGCCATGCAGAAGGTCGGCTCGGTCCTCGACAAGATTCCGGTGATCGGCGGCATTCTTGGCGGTGTGGTGGGCGCAGTCGGCAAGCTGATCGGATCGCTGTTCGGCACCAAGACCAGCGTCGTCGGTCAGGGCATTTATGGCGGGGCCCAGTCGCTCGGCGGCATCATGGCCGGTGGGTTCGAGGGCCAGTATTACACCGACATCCAGAAAAAGAAGAAGTTCCTCGGGATCACGACCAGCACCCGCTACAGCACGCAATATTCCGAGGCGAGCGCCGAACTGGAGCGTCAGTTCAGCCTGATCTTCACCGGCTTCTACGATGCCATCTCGGCCGCTGCCGGCCCGCTGGGCCTGTCGCTGGACGAGGTGCAGGACCGGCTCGACAGCTTTGTCATCAACATCGGCAAGATTGACCTCAAGGGCCTGACCGGCGCGCAGATCCAGGAGAAGCTGGCAGCCGTGTTCGGCGCGGCGGCAGACAACCTTGCCCGCTACGCCATTGCCGGCCTCGACCAGTTCCAGAAGGTTGGTGAAGGTTATTTCGAGACCCTGATCCGCGTTGCCTCCAGCGTCGAGGCGGTCACCAGCGCCATGACCATGCTGGGCCGGTCCACCAACCTTACGATCGCCGCGTCCATGAACCTCGTCGAGCTGTTCGGCACGGTCAGCGACATGACCGCAGCGACCGGCGAATATTTTGCGCTCTATTACACCGGCACCGAACAGGCCGCCGCGCGCACGGCGCAGATGACCTCTGCGCTCGCCGGCATGGGTCTCGCCATGCCCGATAGCATCGCGGGCTTCCGGGCACTGGTCGAAGCCCAGGACCTCACCACCGAGGCCGGGCGGGCGGCCTATGTCGCGCTGATCCAGCTTGCCCCGGCATTCGCGGACCTGGTGGGGGCAGCGCAGGATGCGGCCAGCGCGGCTGCCATTGCGGACGAACGCGCATCGCTCGAGCGGCGTCTGCTGGAACTGCAGGGTGATACGACGGCTCTCCGCGCGCTGGACCTGGCCCAGCTTGACGCCTCCAACCGGGCGCTGCAGCAGCAGATCTGGGCGCTCGAGGACCAGCGGCAGGCGGCCGAAGCGGCAGCCAGTGCCGCCGAGAAGCTGCGCTCGGCCTGGGCAGCGATCACCGACGCCCTGATTGCCGAGATCGAGCGGATCCGGGGCGTGATGGGCACGAAGGCTGGCAGTTATGCCGAGGCGCTGGCGAAGTTCAACAATGCCTCGATGCTGGCCCGCGGTGGTGACCTGGAGGCCGCCAAATCGCTTCCCGGTCTCAGCCAGGCGTTGCTATCGCAGGCTGCTGAAACTGCCCGCTCGTCGGAAGATCTGGCGCGGCTGCAGGGCCTGACGGCCACCAGCCTCGAGCAGACGCTGGCGATCATCACCCAAGCTGCCGGCAGCGGCACGACCACTGATGGAACCGCGACCGGGAGTCCCGAGCCGAGCTGGTGGGAGCAGTTCGCCGCCAACCAGATGGGCACGGCGACCATTCCGGCCAATGATGACCAGTCGGCGCTGCTCGATGAGCTGCGGGCACTGCGGCAGGAAGTGGCGGACCTGCGCGGTGAACAGCGGATTGCCTCAGCCGCCATTGCCTCGGGCACCACCAAGACCGCCCGGATCCTCGAGCGGGTGACTCCGGACGGCGACGCCCTGTCGACGAGGAATGCGGCATGAAACTGCTGCGGCCCGTCACGATCACCGACGCCATGCTGACCAGCAGCACCGTGCCCGAAAATGACCATCCGGCCTGGAGTGCCGGCACGGCCTATGTGACCGGCAACCGGGTGATCCTCGCCTCGACCCACCGGCGCTACGAGGCACTGGCGGCCTCGACCGGGGTCAACCCGGCGACCGATCCGACGAAGTGGCTGGACCTTGGTCCCACCAACCGCTGGGCGATGTTCGATGCGCGGGTCGGCACGGCCAGCACCCGGGCGGCGTCACTCCAGGCCGTGCTGGCGCCTGGTGCGGTCGATGCCGTGGCGCTGATCGATACCGATGCCGAAAGCGCCACCGTCACGCTGACCGTCGATGGGGTCACGAACTACACCAGCACGCAGAGCTTCAACCTCGGCGGCAACGCCATCGACAACTGGTTCTCGTGGTTCTTCGAGCCGATCGGTCGCAAGTCGACGCTGCTGTTCCTCGATGTGCCGGTCTACGCCAATGGCGTCGTCACCGTCACCATCACCCGCGACAACCCGGCGGATATCGTGTCGTGCGGGTCGCTGCTGCTGGGACGTCAGCTTTCGCTGGGCGACACCGAGCACGGCGTGGACATCGGCATCATCGATTACAGCCGCAAGGAAGCCGACCAGTTCGGCGTGATCTCGGTGGTCGAGCGCGCCTTTGCCAAGCGCATGACCGCCCGCGTCGTCATGCCGACCGATGCGGTCGACGACATTCATCGCAACCTTGCGGCGCTGCGCGCCACGCCGGTCCTGTGGATCGGGTCCGAGACCTTCGAGAGCCTGACCGTCTACGGCTTCTACAAGGAGTTCTCGATCGACCTTGCCTACCCGACGGTCAGCTACTGCAGCCTGACCATCGAGGGGCTCACCTGATTTTTCTCGCCTAAACCCTCCCGAGGGAGCTCCCATGCCCATCACAGATCTGCCGACGCCGCCGTCCAGGACGGATGCGGCGAACTTCAACGTGCGCGCCGAATCCTTCCTCGGCGCGCTACCAACCTTCGTCACCCAGGCCAATGCGCTTGCCACCGAGACCAACGGCTATGCCGCCAACGCGGCGGCCAGTGCGGCAACGGCCGTCAACGCGCCCGGCACCAGCGCCACCAGCACGACCAGCCTTGCCATCGGCACCGGCTCGAAGTCGCTGACGGTTCAGACCGGCAAGGCCTTTGTCGTCGGGCAGTGGGTGACGATCACCAGCACGGCGTCGCCTGCCAACTGGATGCACGGCCAGATCACTTCCTACACCAGCGGCACCGGCGCGCTCGTCGTCAATGTCGGCATGACCGGCGGCAGCGGAACGATCGCTTCCTGGACGGTTGCCTTGGCCGCGCCTTCGCAAGGGTCGAATGCCCTGCTGGCCACCGGCAGCTATGCCGATCCTGCGTGGATCACCTCGCTCTCTGCCGCCAAGCTCACCGGCTCCATCGGCATCGCCAATGGAGGCACCGGTGCCCCGGATGCGGCGACGGCGCGCGCAAATCTCGGTCTCGTCATCGGCACTGATGTTCAGGCCTTCAATGCCACGCTGACCTCCTGGGCCGGCAAGGCTGTGCCTGCAGGCGTGGTGGTCGGCACCAATGACAGCCAGACCCTCACCAACAAGACGCTGACCAGCCCGGCGATCAATGGCGGCACCTTCAATGCGGCCTCGACCGTCAGCGACAGCGGCACGATTGCCACGACGAGCCTGGGCTTCCGTGGCGTGCCCCAGAACAGCAGGACCGCCGCCTACACGCTGGCGCTGACCGACAATGGCAAGCACATCAGCATCACGACGGGCGGCGTCGTCATCCCGGCCAATGCCTCGGTCGCGTTTCCGATCGGAGCGACCATCGTCATCTACAACGACAGCGCCACGGCCCAGACGATCTCGATCACCACTGACACGCTGCGCCAGGCCGGCACGGCCAATACAGGCAGCCGCACGCTCGATGGCTACGGTCTTGCGACCCTAGTCAAGGTCGCGGCGACCACCTGGGTCATCACCGGGGCGGGTCTCAACTGATGGCCGGGGTACTCATGACCCTGCTGGGCGCTGGCAGCGGCGGGCAGCAAGTGTCGCTGCCGGTCAGCTATTATGCGTGGGGCGACAAGTACAGCGCGGGCGAGCAGTACGGCGCGGACGGTGGCTACTTCACGTCGCTCGGTGGCGGGAACTTTGCGCCTCCCACCTGGCAAGGCCGCGCCATCCGGGCGATTGCCCATGACTACGACTTCTATGCCGCGACCTCCCGCACGTTGATCGGCATCGACGGTTACAATGCGACGCCGGCCCCGCAGCGCCTGCGGATCAACGGGACTCAGTTCACGCTGGGTACGGGCTCCGTCTCCTGGCTCACCAACGTCACCGGGATCACCTTCAGCCCTTCGCCGACCAACAACATCAACTGGACCTCGCATGGCCTCGCCGTGGGCGATCCGGTCCAGTTCTATTGCACCGGCGGCATGCCCACCGGGATCACGGCGTTCACCATCTACTTCGTGCAGTCGGTGGTGAGCTCCAGCGCGTTCAAGATCGCAGCCACCCCGGGCGGCGCGGCGATCAGCTTTACCGGTTCCGGATCGGGCACGCGCTACGGCTACAAGAACCCGATCACCTCCTACCAGGCTTATGGCGCGCTGAGCGGCAACCCATTCGCCAGCATGCTGCCGCGCGCCGCGACAATCACCATCGCCAGCCCGGCGACGGTGACCGCGACAGGGCACGGGCTCACCAACGGCAAACGGGTCCAGTTCACGACCAGCGGCGCGCTGCCGACCGGGATCCTCGCCAACACCACCTACTTCGTCATCAACGCCGCGACCGACACCTTCAACCTCTCCGCCACGCAGGGTGGCGCCGCGATCGCCACCTCGGGCGGCCAGTCTGGCAGCCACGTGGTGCGCGAAGTCGTGTCGGTCACGGTCAGCTAGAAGGAAAACAGCGATGCAGGAAGAACGCCGGCCCACGGTCACCGATGAGGTGATCGCCATCAACGACGACCTCGACATCAATTACGGGGTATTCAAGAACGGGTTCACCTTCCGCCGGTCTGCCAACTCCTGGCGGCTCTGGCCGATGCTGGAGTTCGTGGCCCCGAAGCTGAACCCCACCATCGCCGAGATGTACGATGCCGGTGTCGAATGGACCCTGTGCGAGCATGTCTCGGTCGCCATCAACGGGTGGGCCGATTACGTCTTCGAAGGGCCCAAAGGCCCGATCACTCAGCGCTGGACACCGGGCCTCCACAATGTCGAGAACGGCGGCGGCTATCTTCCGGCC